TTACAAACATCAGGATCAACACCTTTACCTTTTGGAGGCTTTCCAAGTGTACAGCAACGACGATAAGGAAATAATAAAATATTTATTTGATAAATATCCAGAAGAAGCATGTGGGCTAATAGTAAATAAAAAAGGAAAAGCAGTTTGGATTCCGTGTGAAAATACTGCTGAAGATAAGAAAGAAAACTTTACTATATCTTCAACAGATTATATACGAGCAAGTTTATCTGGAGACTTAATGGCAATAGTACATAGTCACCCAGACGTTTCTCCAGAGCCAAGTGAACATGATAAAAAGACTAGTAATTTTTTAGGAATACCTTATATAATTTACTCTCTTCCAGACATAGAAAAAGTAGTTTATACTCCTAATTATTTAAGAAGTCCTTTGCTTGGCAGAGAGTATGAGTTTGGAGTAAATGACTGTTACTCTTTAGTTAGAGATTATTATAGGGAAGAACTAAAAATAGAGTTACCTACAACAGTGTTTGAAGATGATTGGTGGGAAAAAGGATTAAACTATTTTGATGATCTTTTTGATTCTTTTGGATTTGAAAAGGTGGATAATCTAGAAAAAAATGATTTAATATTTTTTAAGGTAATGGCTCCAGTTGCAAATCATGTTGGAGTTTATGTAGGAGAAGATTTATTTTTACATCATGCAGTGAATAGACTTTCGTGTAGAGAATCAGTCAATTCTGTGTGGAGAAAATATATAACGGGATATTATAGATGCAAACAGTTTATTTAAATGGAGATATAGCAAAATTTGGAGCAGTTTGGCAAACAAATTGTAGAAATATTCGTGATATATTTAAGTTAATTGAATGTCAGAATTCTGGATTTCGTAAATATCTATTAGAAGCAGCCGACGCTGATGTATCCTATGAGATTAAAAGAGGAGAGGAAATATTAGAAGGCTTTGATGAACTGTTTTTAAGTTTAAATAATGAAGATATAATTGTTACAGAAGTTCCTTCTGGATCTAAAACTGGAGGAACAAAATTAATTGGTGCTTTAATTTTAACAGCAAGTTTACTTGTTGATCAAACTGGTACTTTAGGACAAATTTTATCTACTAAAATAGTAGGAGACTTAACAGTTGCAACTGTTGTTGGAAGTCTTGCTGTAAGTCTAGGCTTACAAGGAACTGCTCAGCTTCTTGCTCCTGGACCAGAAGTAGATGCTGCTGAAGAAAACAAAGGATACTTGTTTAGTGGAGCAGTAAATAATGTTGTCCAAGGCATGCCAGTTCCCTTAGCTTATGGAGAATTAGTTGTTGGAGGAGCTCCTATAAGTGTAAACTATGACACTAAACCTATTAGATTTGGAACTTATACAAATGATCCTTCCGATGATGGAAAAATACCTTTTGATTATACAGCAGGAAATGTTGTAATTCCACCAATTGATTATCCTCCAAGTGATCCGGGACTCGACAGTTATCCTGTTCCAACAGATCCCCATACCCCTGATTTTGATTTAACCCTGCCAGACGATGGCGTAGAGTTTGAAGCACAGTAAGAGATAGATATGCCTAATAATCCTAGATTTGGAAGCTTTTCTGAGCCTTTTGAAATTCAATTAAGTAAAGCTCAAAAAGCAAATGAAAAACAGTACGGAGTAATATTCGACTTAATTGCTGCCGGAGAAATTAATGGTTTGGTTGGTGGACTGTCTGGTGTATATTTAAATGATACTCCCCTAATAGATGATGCTACCTATAAAAAAGTACGAGTAAGACAAGGGACAGGAGGAACAATAAATGGTAGTGCAAATACTATAACTCTTGGCGGTTTATTTAACGGTGTAACTTTAAATGACGGAGACCGATATGTACAGATGATAGGTTCAGCTGGGGCAGCAAGTCCTGGCGGATTATCTGGAACTACAGCAAGTGCTCAAATAAGAGGAAGTCGAGATATTACTGTAGGTTCTTCTATGTTTATAGAGGCGCATGCGTTAGATGTTACTGGAGGTACTCGTAATTTTGTAAGTGACCATGTAGGGTACAAGATACGTATAGCAGGAGGCGGGTTAGATGGAACAGAGTATAAAGGAATTATTACTGATGTAATAAGTGGTACTGAAGCTAAAATTTTTCCTCCTTTATCTAATCCTGTAAGTTCTGGTGCAAGTGTATTTATCGATAATTTTTTCAAAGTTGCTAGTATTTCTAGTACAGCTACGGCTGTACTTACAGGTTTTACGCCTACAGCTAACTTTTCAAATGTAAAAGTTGTTCTTTCCCAAGCGATGAATTTTTACAATGATAGAAGTCAAGTTGTAAATTATGATAATGCTTTTGTTAATTTTAAAACAGGAGGACGTTATCAAATTCCTATAGAAGCTACTACAGGATATGGAGAGGCTCCTACAGCTTCTTATATGATTTCTCCTGGTACTAATTTAACTTGGTATCAAGGAACGGGAGGCAAAGTTCTTTCCCCAGGAAAAGCAACCTCAAGCGCAACTTTTATTCGTCCTAATCAATTTAATTTTGCGCAAAATGTAAAAAATGAAATTGATAGAGTAAATATAACTGTATCTTTTCCTTCAGGATTAAGATATATAAGTCCAAAAGGAAATGATGGACCAGCTGCTGTTGAATTTCAAATAATTTTAAATTATAAGACGGATTCGTCACAATCAGCTTTTAAGAAAAGATTAGTTTTTGGTAAGGACTATGGAGGGGCTGATTTTATAGATAATCTTCATCAACCTTTAGTGGGAGGAAATGAATCTGCAACTAAAGCAAACAGCCATAGCTGGATAACTCATCCTAATTTTGATCACCAAGATAAGATTGATGATTATTTTGATAATTATGCTCCGTCTTCAAGAAATCATCCTGCTACTATAGTTCGTAGAGCACAGAGCGCCTCTTTCGTACATGAGTTTCCTGTTATTTTAGGAGATTTACAACCCCTTCATGACTGGGAAATAGAGGTACGAAGAATTACTCCCGATAATCCAGTACATTGGAATCCAACAGAAATAGATGATGTGGGAGCTCAGTTATTTGCTTCTTGTAATATATCAACTGTTGAAGCTCAAATTATGGATAAATTTTCTTATCCTACTTCTGCAATTGCTGCAGTATCATATGCTGCTGAAGACTTTTCTTCGCCCCCGAAGAGATCCTATAGAATACAAGGAAGAAAAGTTAAAGTTCCTACAAATTATATTACACGAGAAGAAGCGGGTTCTGTTCAAGCAAAATATACTCGTCATATAACAAATGGTACTGATACAAATACTTATCAAACTTGGGACGGCTCTTTTCGTGGAGATCAAAGTCTTGCAGCCACTCATGTAAATTATAGAAAAGTTTATACAAGTAATCCAGCATGGATATTTTATGATGTCCTTACTGATAAAGAAATAGGACTAGGAGATTATATACAGGAAGAGGATGTTGATAAATATGCTCTTTTTCAAATTGCAAGATACTGTGATGAGGTAGTAAGTAATGGAAGGGGTGGAACAGAGCCTAGATTTTCATGTAATGTTTATATTTCATCACAAGCAGAAGCCTACAAAGTATTAAAAGATTTAGCGAGTAGTTTTCGTGCAATGATGTATTGGATTGATGGAGAAATAGTAGCCATTCAAGATAGTCCAAAGGAGCCTGTTTATACTTTTACTACAGGAAATGTTGAAGATGGTGCTTTTAATTATAGCTATGTTGGGCAAAAAGCAAGAGTAAATCAAATAAACGTAACATGGAATAATCCTTTAGAATTATTTAAGAAAACAGTTCTTACTGTAGAGGATACCCAACATATTGAAAGTGTTGGAAAGGTTATTCCAAGCGATATTGTAGCTTTTGGGTGTACTTCAGAAAGTCAAGCTCGGCGTTTAGCAGACTGGCATATTGCAACTACTAAAAACGAGGGTGAGGTTGTAAATTTTGTAACAGGACTAAATGGTGCTTTTTTACGTCCGGGAGATATAATTAATGTACAAGATAAAAGAAGATATGGCTTTGAGTTAAGCGGACGATGCACACAATCTTCAGATACTAACACAATAAAACTAGATAGAACTGTAACTGCTCCTGGAGGAGTTAATTTAAGTGATTGTAATCTATATCTAATTTATACTGAACCTGCTGTTTATTTGAAACAAGAAAGTGCAACTATTAATAGTGTTGCGTATACTCGAGGACAACTATTATTAGAAAATGCTTCAGGAGGAGCTTTAGTAACTCAAGTTCAAGCTGCAAATTTAGTTGACGACTCAGGAAATGCTGTTCTTACTCAGTTTTCAGAAAACTCAAGAGTAGAAGTAAAAGCAATAAATGGAAGTGTAACTACAGGTACAAGTGCTAGTACTATAGAAGTAACGGGAGCTTTTTCATCAGCACCGCAAGAAGATACTATTTGGGCTATAAGCAGAAAAGATGATGTAAATACAGATGATTTAAAAGAGTATCGTATACTTTCTATTGCACAAGAAGAAGATATTAAATTTACTATAACTGCATCTCTATATGCGGCAGATAAGTTTGATGAAATAGATGCAGATGTTCCTGTAGTTACTACTGATTATATTCCTAAGCCAAAAGCATCAGATCCAGTACCTGCACCAACAGGGTTAACTTTTGAACAACTTCCTTCTTCGACAACATCCAAAGACGGCACAGGAACCACCGTATCTGTTGTTGCTTCCTGGGCTTCTCCTCTTGAATCTTTTGAAGACACAAATGGAACAGTAACAAATATTCCCTATAGATTTTTATCACATTTTCAAATTCAACACACTTTTCCTTCTGTAAATAATATTGCACAAGGAGCCAACTGGGCAAATATTCGAGATATAAACGGTAATGCAAACACTATAACATTCTCAAATGTAGATGCTGGAACTTATACTATGCGTATAAGGGCAATAAATACAGAAGGAGCACATTCTCCTTGGAATGAAATAACTCGTGAAATATTTTCTCTTCCTCCTGGTACAAGTAGAATTGCAAGAGTTCCTCGTGGAGGATTTTTAACTTTTAGTCCAGAAATAAATGCAACCACAGGACTTATAAGTATTGATGCAACTGCATATCGTTACATCCATCCAAGCGGTGAAGAATATATTTTTAATCCTGCGAGTACAGCTCAAC